TTGTAATAGTTTATCTAATACAACACCTTTTTGAATGTATGCTTGATTAGTAAGAATATCTTCTTCCTTAGCAGTCATATATTTCATTTCAATTTTACCGTTTGAAAGAGGATTATCTTGTGGATATAAGAGTCCTTTAGAGGGAAGTTCAATAACTTCAGTTGGGAAATCAAATGTTTGATCCATAATCTTTATTTAGTGTAACTTGTTGTCTTATATAAATATAAAAGAAAAAAGGAATTCACCAAATTTAAGTGAGCTCTTTTTTAAGTATTTCTATAATTTGTTGTGGATTATTTTTTATATCATATTCCCAAAATCTAAGTAATTTAAAACCATTGTCTTTAGCCCATTGGTTTTTAAGTTGATCATTTAATATATTAATTTCCTGAGTTCTACATTCTGGGGTAGCATATTTTGTATTTGGGTTACAGTGCCAGAAGTCTCCGTCTACTTCTACTAAACATTTATAGTCTGGGAGGTGGAAATCGTATATAAAATGGTTTTCTTTAGTATTAATATAATACGAATGTTGGAAATTTATATTAAGTAATTTAAAAAACAATTCAAATTGTATTTCTAGTATAGATCTTTTTACTTTACCTGTTTTAAGTATTCGTTGTACAGCTGAGTCACTCATCTGATTTTTAGTCTTTTCTGAATGTTTTCTACCTATACCAAATCCTTCAGGTTTAGGTTTAGGAACACCTTTAGCACCTTTAGATATTTTTTCTCCTAATTTAGGATCTTTTCTATTTTGTTTTATAGCATCTTTTACATGATCATATTCACCAGAGGTAAATTTAGCTTTTCGAGTTACTTTAATTTTATTTACTCTATTAGGGTCATTCCAGTCACCCCAATGTCCTTCTTTCCTAGAATTGTGACCTAGTATAAATTTATAAAAATCTCCATTCTCAGGAGAATATTTAGTTTGATCTCCACAACCACATTCACATAATGGAGTTGTTCCGTTATACTTGACTTGAATTAGATATTCAGGAAATTTAAGTTTATGGTGAAAACCAGTATGTTTACTTAATTTTTGTTGTTTATCAGTTGTATAACCACAAAGTTGACATTTAAGCATAAAGAATCCTCCTCATTTATTATAAATATACGAGGAGGATTTAAGATTGGCTTGGATTGTAAAACTCTTAATCTAGGTCAGAAATTGAGAATGCAATAATCCATACCCAAGTTAACTGTTAATTCCTGAGCTGCGTTTTCATCATCCCAACTATAATCACCAAATTTAGCTGATTTGATAAATGCTCCTTTAATGATCCATTCAGAAACGATATCACCTACAGGTCCTAAAATATCAATAGTTACATCTTTCTTATAGAAGTCTGAGTAACCATCACGGCCAGTAACAGATTCATGATGTAAACGTACCCATTCCATTACTGCTTGAGCACCAGATGGAGTGATAGGATCAAATAGTGTCATTTCAATATCATCCCATTTAGCTTTACCTTTAATTTTACGGTAAACGTTGATGTGGTTTAATGTTATTTCATCTATTGTTACACCTACAGCTCCAATCTTTTTAATAGTATAAGATGGAATACCATCTACATACATAATAAAGCGATTTTTTACCTTAGGCTCAAATGCTGTGAAAAATATTTCGTTCGGACTTAAAATTGCCATGTTATTTTATTTTTATTTGTTTGTTATAAATATCTAAAATATAAGAATCTTCCCTCTTTTTGGGAGGGAAGAATCATGTTTATGCTGGGAATGATGCTCCTGTTGGAGTGATATTGAAGTCTAAGTAAATGAATTCAGCTGTCTTAGTTGGTTGTAAGTAAATTTGACCAATTAATTCATTTCTATCAATCACATCAGGTGTGTTGTTTGAATCATCCATAATTACTCTAAACGCATACAATCCTTGACGCTGCTGAACACTTGTTAAGTATGGATTAACTTGTGCTAAGAAGTTATTTCTTGTAGCAATTGTATTTTGTTCAAATACTAAGTTATTAGCTACTTGAGAAATGTATGACTTAAGGGCAATTAATAAACGGCGAACATTTACACGATCAAGAGCAGATGCTTTTGTTTGTAATGTTTTCTGACCGTATACTACAACACCTTGACCAGGGAATGTAGCGATTGGGTTTACTTTTCCAGTGTATAAAGTATCACGATTTGCTTGAGAAAGTTTTTGTTCTGCTCTTACTACCTGTGATAATCCACCACGATTAATACCTGCTGGTGCGAACCAAGGTTCAGATACTGAATCGTTATAAGCGTAAACACCTCCAATTACTGTTGAGGTAGGAACCCAAACTAATTCTCCAGAAGCAGGATCAACTAATTGTACCCAAGGCCAATATTCAGCAGCATATGAAGTATTACGAGTACCCGCAGCTGAGACAGCACTTGATACTGTTGAACCATATTTTACAGGATCAATTACATAAATACAATCACCACGGTTTTGGGTATTTGTAATAATATTAGAAATTACACCTGAGAAGGTTCCAGCATCATATAGACCAGGAGTTAACAATACATTGTATTTGTAGTCATCAGTATTAGCTAACAAATTAACCATATTATTATAATTAGCTGCTACTAATCCTTGTGAATTTGTGGCTTCATCAATTTGGTCATAGAATTTAGCTCCACCTTTAATTGTACCAATAGCACTACCAAATGAACCACTTCCATTCACAGGAATTGAACCTGTATATTGGTTCTTAGCTATACCATTGTTGTCAAAAAAGTTGTAAGTTGTATAATTAACAGTACTTACATAAACATAATTTGATCTGTTAGCAAATGAGCCTGTTGTTTCAATTTGAATAGTACTTGAATTGTAGTTTTGGACTTGGTCCCCAAGTACACGAGCAATATAGTTTGGTGTATTAGGATCAAGATTTAATCCAGTCCAAGTTTCCAATACAACTGGTTGAAGTGAAGTATCATCACCTCTACGAATCAATAAATCAAATGTACCAGAAGCACTATTTGCATTTACAATTTGCCATCTTACATTATCTGAAGATCCACTTGGTAAAGCATTGTTTGTAGTTTCAGTGGAAGTACTATTCATAATAGTACCTTGAGAAATAGTAGACAATACAAATGGTGATAAACCAGTTGTAGGACCACCTGATCCAGTTGCTATTAATGAACTTGTAGCTGATGTGTATGATCCAGTTACTACTCGAGCTACCAATAATGATTGACCACCATTAACAAAGTAGTTGTAAGCAGCAATTGAAGTGAAATAAGTATAAGTATCACTATCATTAGCGCTACCACTTGAAAAAGTAGTACCAAATTTATTTACATACTCACTATAAGTAGTAACAATTGTAGGGATTTCTACAGGTCCTTTTACTGTTGGACCAATAATAGCCGCTCCTACTGTAACGGGTCTTTGAGTAACAAAAGATGAATCATTCTCTCTTGCTAAAACACCTGGTGATATTAAAGTTTCTGCCATTGTTGTTGATTATTTATTTTGTTATAAATATGTTGAAACTTCTCAAAAGTCTTATTGGCTGATGAATTCTCCTTTTTCTAGGTTAATTGTCCCATCACCATATTTTTGTTGTAAAGTTTCGCCTGTCTTGAGTTCTTCTTGACGTAATTTTTTTAATTCTTCTTTAAGATATTCTTTTTGTAACCTTAATTCTTGAATTCGTGTTTCAATGATTCCAAACTGTTCTACAATTTGAAGTCTTTTTTCTTGAATTGATTTTAGTAACTGAATTTCTTCTTGGGTTAAAACTTTTGTTTCCATTTTTAAGAATTGTTATTAGGTATATCGTTTATATTATTTACAACTTGTTCTGTTACTACAATTCTAGTAACATCAGGTATTTTCTTCAATGCTGTAGCATCTTTCTGGATTGTATCTGGGATGATGTATCCGTTTAGTTTAATATTAAAGGTACTACTTACAACTCGTTCTGCGTTTTCTGCTATTTCAGTTTTTATAGCAAATGAATCAATCATTGCTCTAAACTTATAGCGTGAAGGATCACCCCAATATGAATCAGAAGCATATTCAATTGCTTCAATTATTTTATTGAGTTGTTCCATATAATAAGTATTAATAGCACAACTATAAGTTAAAGTAAGATAATCAGGTACTACAACAGCATAATTTACTTTTTCAGGTATTACATTGTTTAATACTGAAAAATTGTCATAAGCATTTTTAGGAGAGTATTTTTTTCTATGAATAGCTATATTGTTAGGATAATTAGCATCTAACTTATTAGCTATAGTTCTTACTTTTTCAATATT